CTTTAACTATTTCCCATGGCACCACGATAGATACCGTTTTGAATATCTCACATGATAATTTAAGGTCCTCTTCCATTCTGGTACTCATCCAACCAATCTCCACTTGATTAGCGGCATCAATAAACTGTGGGGGTACGGATGAGTCAAATCCAGAATAATCACCAGAGATGATGGGAACTCCACGTGATATAGCTGCATCTATCAATTTGGTAATAGCTACTGCTACATCATCAGGAGTACCCCACGCTGAGTGACCTAATATACGCCTCAATGAGTTGAGTATTGGATACATGAATCGAGCTTCGAATATTACGATAGCTTTATCAGCACCAAAAACAACCCGTTGTTTTGTAGAATCAGGTCCATCTTGCTGCCCCCTCCAAAACAGCACGCAAGGATACACATCACCAGGTGATAAGATGCTTTGCGCACGATCTAAATAATGTTCAGCTACACTAGGATCACTAGTAAAGAGATCCAAACCCCAATTCTTATTATGAGGCACACTATCTAATGCCGTGCGCCACCCTAGTGGACGAAGAGAATTACGTGGAAGTAAAGAAGTAAGGATACTAACGGCACGATTCAATAATTCAATATCTCCATTGAACGATTGAGAATAGTATTCCATAACATCATTCTTACGCTTCTCATAAGGAAACATCAATGATAAAGGCCCCACTTTACTCCTTTGCTCCCTATCACGTTCATCTATTAGATACATACCTGTTTCAGGAACGGAGCGCTCTAAATCCGCTAGAATCCGCTCACGTGGAAGTTGATTCCAAAAAGGTGTTCTGACATCTTCCATATATCCAACTTCAGTTCTCCTCAAGGAAGTCCTAAGCCTATTGAACGCCTCGGGGCTGACGTCCAATTCCTCTTTCAGCCGGGACAACCGATCGTCGTGGTTCAACATCCTTTCCATCCTCCATATTAATACGGTGCTCCGCCCAAGAGGCTAAAGGTGCACATTCCTTAGAAATGTACTTCCTATAGTCTTCACCGTATTGATTTAAGGCATCAATTACTTCTTTTCCACAATATGGTGGTACATCTGGACCTTGCATTGGTCTACCTGAACCACCACCATGTTCCTGTGGTCCAGTTGCACCAGGAATCATGTAAGTTGGTAGTCGAGTAGGAATGGAGAAATAGAGCCTACTAATAACATCTCTCAACTTTTGGATGATACCAGACTGTTCTTCTACGGTTTCCTGTAAACCCTCAATACTATCAATATAATCTGAAGGTAGGACAATCTCCGGTAAACCTACATCTTCAGGAATCGATGTATCCTCGGGTACTGTAGTAGCATCAGGATTACGTTTCAGAACGTCTTCTAATTCATCCAATGCTTGTGAGAAATCGGGCTCTCCCTCTATATCCACACTCTTAGGACCAAAACCAAATCTAACGCCCAATCCAATCAAGAGGCCACGAACTATACTAGCTACGGGTTCCTTGGATGCAATATGTGAAAGAGCCTTCACTACAGTGGGGCCTGCACCTATAGTAGAAGCAGACATAGCTATAGCACCTCCAACTTTATGAAGTACCTGCGATATATCGGCAAGCTGCTGGGCATTCTTAGTCTGATCGAAAGCATCCATCAGTTTAACATACTCTGGAGATCTAGCCTCAATGAAACTCTGACCAGGAAATGAATACATGTCACTGAACTTAGCTTTCTCACCACCAGCTAAATCACGAAGCATACTACCGTATTTACGTAGGGTGGAGTCAATATACCCTTTCTCCGCTTCTCGAACCACATTAGAAGCTAGTTCCGCAGCTTTCCAAATGAATCGGGCGATTGGTTTCTCAGAAATATCAACGACTAATGGAC